GGCGTGATGTTGACCTGCTCGCGCAGCTCCTCGATCTCGTCGATCGCCTCCACGATCACCGCATCTACGTCGGTGTACTCCTCGCAGTGGAGGAGCACCTTCAGATCCTTCATCGGATCGTCTCGCATGACTTGCCTCACGCGCCACCTCCAAACGCCGGATCGTGCGTCTTCACGATGCGCTTGGCGCTCCCGGTCTTGAGATCCTGCGCGACCGTCTCCTCAAAGTGATTGGCGAACGTGTCGCCGAGAAGTTTCCGGCACGCGCCGGGCTTCCATGCGCCACTCGACAGCGCCTCGGCCATGAGCGCCTCGTCGCCGCCCGTTGCGCCGAGGATCGCCACGAACGTCGCAGCGTTGTCCCGGCACTTGTAGCCGCGCTCCGTGCCGACGTACAGGCGCTTGCCGTCGCCAATGTCGATATCTCCGTGCGCCGTGATGTTCTCGATCAGCGCCTCCTCGACCTCTGCAGCGAACTCCTTGAGCTTCGCCTGCAGCGCCTTGATCCCGCTCCTCACGTCGAGCAGGCCATCCCTGCTGCCGATGTCGCGCGAGTCGAGCGCCGTGTAGGCATCGACCAACTGTTCGTAACTCCGTGTCATTAGCGTCTCTCCTGCTGATTTCGGTACTCGGCATAGACGGTCAGCGCCGCCATGCGAGGCCAGTCCGACAGTCGGGCTGGCAGTTTCTCCGTGACGAAGCCGATCGACCGGAGCCGATCGACCATCGCCGCGATGTCGTTGCGGGACAGTCCCGCCAGCGTCTCGCGCGCTCGGATCTCATCGGCACGCAGCGCCTCGTCGCTGTAGTCATCGCCGTCGTCCGCCTTGCTCATGCACGTCACGCGCCCGCCGTTGGCGACGGCGATCTGTTCGGCCTCCTGACGCGACTGGCACCGCGCGCCGTACCACGCGCCAGGCACGCCGTGCTTGCTCGTGCGCTGCCACGCAACATGCCACGTCATCGTGCCCGTGTAGCGCGGCTCGGGCGTATAGGTGCGCTCGTCCATGAGCCGCGAGTACTGCGCCTTGATCGCGGACAGGACCGGGCGGCGCTTGTCGCTTGAGCCGTACACGAGGCGGATCGCCTGATCGAGCACGTCCTGCTTGAGCGGCGCGAGCTGCGAGCGGAACTCCGCCATCTCGGGCTCGGTGATCTTCGCGCCCGGCCACAGCTCCTGCATCGTGCGCATGTTGTCGGTGATGTCGATCCGGTCAGTCATGGCTCTCTCCTACGCGCGTTAGGCTACTCCGGTTAGGGGCGGCAGTCAACTCCAATTTCGGTTTGGCGGGGCAGATGATGTTGCGCGTCTCGCCGTGGCGCAGGTTGCCGTCGTTGTCGGTGTACAGGTTCGGGATGCGCGGGAAGCCGCCGTCCCAGAAGAGGTACTCGTCCTCCGGGCGGCAGTCTGGCGGGATGTGCGAGCGGTTCGCGCGGAATCCGTGCGCGGCGCCCTTGGCCGGCGCGGCTTCGGCACGCTTGGCGTCCCGCTCCTTCCATCCGTTGCCACGCGCCAGCCAGTCGCCGAGAAACCGTCGCCACGCTGTCATGCGCTGCTTCTCGACGTGCGTACGGACATGCTCGGCAGCGCGGAGGATCTCGCCGTCGATGTCGAGTAGCGGGTACGCCTCGGCCCAGCGCTTGCGGTCTTCGTCCGTGACGCCGATGAACCCGTCCTCAAAAGTCCAACGAAGGGGGTCAGGTGGTCGGCGCTTGCGAGCCGCCTTGCGCGGCGCGCTATCTGCCTCTGCCTCTTTCTCTCCTTCTGCTTCTGCTTCTGTCTCTGCTTCTGACTCTGTCTCTGTATAGCAATGCTCCGGCAATGCTTCAGCACTGCTCGGGCTTTGCTCCAGCACGCTGCTATCAGAGTTTGCGTGCCTGCGCTCTGCTCCCTTCCGAGCGACCGCCGATCGATGACTAGCGTCCGCGCGCTCGCGTTCGAGCCGCCGATTGACGAGCCAACCATCAACCACCTCGAAGTTCTGCAGGAGCTCCCGGTAGATCCTGTCGGTCAGGCCGGGCAGGATGAGGGACAGATCCTCCTGATCGGCTGGCAACTTGCGTCCGTGCCACTGCATACAGAGCATGTCGATGTAGAGCCCCTTGGCGTGAGGCGACATGCCCTGCGTTCCAATCGCCCAGTCGCCCGGGTAGAACTTGAACCAGCGCATCTTGTCAGTCATTGCCGGCCTCCGTCAGCCGAAGCTGCTGATCTGGAGCATCGTCATCCTCGTCCTCATCGTCCGGGCAGATGAGATCTCCTGCCCATCGATCAAACTCCTCATATCGCGCACGATTATCTAAAGCATCATTGTCGTGTAACTCATCAGCCCTTGCGCAGCAGACTTGCTCGCCGAGGATTGACACATGCAGCATGATCGATCCGAGCCTATCAAGCACCTCAACACCCCAAGGCAGCCGGAACAATCGGCCAGCAACCATGTATCCGGTGCGATCGGATTCCGAGTCCTCCAAGTAGAACCTTGCCTTGATCATCAAGGGCATGCTGAAGAGCCGCTGAATCCCCTTGCCCATATTGCATTCAGCGCATGCGGTCACGAGATTGTCTTCCGCATTGCTGCCGCCCCTTGCAATCGGTACGACATGATCGATCTCCAGTGTGGTTTCCTGTGCGGTTCGACCGCAGTAGACACACTTGAAACCAAAGCGCTGCAACACAGCCCAGCGCTTCCGTGGGCTAATAGACCGTCCGTAGATACGTGGCGCGCTCATTTGCGGCCTCCATGCCAATGAGGTAGGATGGCATTGTCGCGTCATTGGACTCCGCGACCATGTCGCTGGGCGCTGATACGCCGCAGCAGGCTCGAATGTACCGGGGGCGGCTGGACCTTGCAAGCGTCTCGCAACTCCAGACCGCCCCCGGCCTTCGACTCACGCAGGCATCTTCGCCAGTGCCTGCCTTGCTCTCGATAGCACCTCATCCCGGTCGGGAAGCCGCTCGAAGGCCGCGATCCGCGCGCGCGTCGTTGCCTTGTGCGTGCGCAGGATCGTGGCCGCACGCTGCAGGCTCACGCGGGACATGCGGTAGAGCACGCCCGCGATCACCTGCCGGGCCCACGCCGCGTCCGTCTCCCTGACCGCCGATGCCGCGCGGTCAGGGTTGACGCCGAGGGACCGGATCGCCACGCGCGCCGCCTCGATGGCGCGGTCGGGCGCGACCGTGCGGCTCGTCGCCGCGATGGCCGCGCACACGTCCACGCGCGAGCGGTCAGAACGGGATCTCTTCGCCAAATTGCACCTCCGCTGGCACATGGGCCGTCTGCTGGGGGAAGAGCTCGATGAGCAGGTCGCCCGACTTGCCGCCGAGGATGCCGCACATCACGGTGCCCGTCTTGTTCTCGGCAGTCGCCGCCTCGCCGACGGCATCGCTGAAGCTGGTCAACCACGTCGTCTCGGACTCGCCCTGCTTCTTCAGGCCGATTCGGTGCTTCGTGTACGCCTTGCCGCCCTTCTCGCCGGGCTCGCTCTTGACGTAGACCACCGTGCCGACCACGTCGACGCCCATCGAGCGGGCAGGCGCGGGCGCTGCGGGCTTGGCGGGCACGTAGTCGGCTCGGCGTGCCGTCGCAGGCTCAGCGGGTGCAGCGGGCTTGCTAGGCCGCGCGGCGGGCGCTCCGGTCTTTGCCGGAGTGGAGCCCCGAATCGTGGCGTCGGCGTTGCCGTCGTCGTCCTCGTCCCCGGCGATACCGAGCGCTGCGGTCAGCGAGTACCGCCGAAGGTAGGTGATCGTCGAGCCGATGTTCTGCGCCGTCGCCTTGTCGCCCAGCGGCATGGCGAGCGCTGGGAAGGACAGCTGCTCGCCGCTCGAGTGCAGGAAGACCGTCTGAACCTGCACGAGCCCGTTGGCCGTCGAGGCTGGCTGGAACAGCGCGACGCCGTGCTTGGAGAGCACGGAGCGCACTGCGTCGAGCACCGCCGCGAGGCTGACGAACTGGCTGTTGAAGTGGGGATTGCGCGAGTCGAACGGCACGTTGCCGATCTCCGACTGTGCGGCTACGAGCGCCGCGCTGACTTTGCTTGCTGTCTCTGACATGGTTCTCTCCTTGCGGTCGCTGGTCATTGAGCCGGGCGCGGGCGACCTTTCCTAGCCCGTTCGGTAACTGTACAACAATCGTTTCTGTATGCCAAGTGGTGGCGTCGCGAGATCGCCGCGAGGCGGATCAGGTCGCGCTCGGCCAGCGTCCACCGCTCGCGCTCGAGCGCACGCGACTCCCGCCGCAGCGCCTGCGTGATGGTGGACGACCTGCCGATGTGCGCGATCGCTGCCTGCAGTGTCGCGGGTGGCGCGGCAATGTAGTACGAGTCGCGCATCACTCGTCCCGCGAGCAGGCGATGACGAACGCCACGGCGAGCGCCATGATGAGCGCGGCGCTGATCCAGTCTCCGGGCGTGTCGCTCATGCGCACTCGAACCTCTCGCGCAGGTGCACGACGAGCGCCTGTACCTTGGCGGTCTGGTCCACGACGCGCTTGTCGTCCCACGCGTACTGGCACTTGTGCATCCCCAGAGTAATCGCCTCGTCCTTGACGGCGGTGATGAGGTCGCAGGTGCTGGCCCTGCTCATCGACCGCCCGGCGACGATCGGCTCGCCTGCGGGGTCGCGGGTCATGTGCGCCATGAGCTTGGCGATCTTGACTACGTGCTCGTGCTGCATCAGCGGCCTCCCATCGGGTTGGTCCACTCGGCCTTGCGGAGGTTCTCGAGCTCGGTCGCCATGAGGTACGCGTAGATCCTGCGCTCGGCTGCGGCGCTCGCGCGCCGACGCTCGTCCGTCTCGACGCGCTCGTTGCTGCACGCCCCCTCATAGCGCATACGTGCATTCTCGTAGCGACAACGGGCGAGGAGGTAAGCCTTGCGAGCGTTGCGGTCCTGATCGGTCATGTGTCTCTCCTGTCTGTGTTGCGTTCCTGCACGGTGCAGGCCGTTGCCCTCCGTGGAGGGTTCCGGCGCGCACTGGGCAAGGCGTTTACGAGTCGCTGGACCTGCTCGCTTGTGATCGTTGCGATCCCGTCGATCACCGGGATCATCTCGACCGCATCCTTCCAGTACGTCTCGTATTCGCTCTTCTTGCGCAGGATCGAATCCTGACTGTTGCCAAGGTTTGCGATGTGAATTGTGCTCTCGGTTGAGGATGCGATGCGCTTGCCGAACTTGATCAGAGCCCACTGGTAGGTCTTGCCGTTGCCGATCTTGCGGATGCTGATCGTCTCTCCGTCGGTCGTCTTGAGCGTCACGTTGGTCATTTGCGTCTCTCCTTGGTTGGGCGGGGCGACGTGCCCTGCTATGACATCTATCGTACACTTGGTATACGGTTGTGCAACCATTCCCGCAGATATTTCCTAAACCACGCCCCTATCGGCGTTTACGGCAGGCTACAAGATCAGGTAAAGAGGCTGTCCGCCCACGTGTTGGTGGCGGTGGTGGCGCTCGTGGGCAGCTGGATGCCGCGCCCAGCGAGGTCGAGGTAGCGGTCGAGATTGACCTGCCACGACGAGGTCGTCTTGGCGATGTCGACCTGCAGGCGGTCATCGAGCTCCCAGTCCGCCGTGCCGGCCAGCAGCGCGATCTTGGGACCGCCAGCGTAAAGTTCTGCCGCCTCCGTCAATACGACTTCGTCAACAAGAAGGTTCTGCGTGTTGCCGAGCGCGACGGTAAAGGCGAGCGCGAAGCGCGTGCCAGAGCCAAGCGTGAGCGGAGTCGTGAACGAGCCGACGAGGCGGACCCACGATCCGGTGGCAAGGTTGCTCGACGCGAAGTTGCGCGCCACGCTGCAGCCGCTGATCTCGGTGTTTGACGAGTCGCGCAGCTGCAGGGCGAACGTGCCTGCGGTGACGTTGCTGCCCTTGGCGCGCAGGAGCGCCGACACGATGTACACCGTGTTGGTCTTGATGTTCGGGCGCGGACCCTGCCCCATCACCTCGTAGACGTTGTGCAGGACCGAGCCGTTCCCGGTGAATGACATCGAGTACGTCCCGCGCGCGCCGCTGGTATCGGCGATCAGGTTGGTGCCTTCCGTGCCCGTCTGGATCTGCCAGTCGAGCGGGAACGGCGTGCCATTGACGCGCTCCATGCCGCCGTTCGAGAGCATGTTCTGCCCGCGGATGGACGATGCCTCGATCGAGCCGCACGTCGAGTTGAGGAGCACGCGCGCACCGCTGCCGTAGCCGCTGCTGTTGTCCTGCCAGCGGCGGTCAAGGCGGTCGACCGCGGCCTGTCCCTCGATCTCGAAGCGCTCGTTGCCGAGGATGAGCGAGCCGTCCCGCGCGTCCTTGATGCACCGGGCGGACACCTTCTCTGGCAGGATCGAGTCGTTTTGCGTCTGCTTGCTCGTGTACTTGGCGCCTCCGTAGACGTACTGCCCGCCCGCCGACACGCTGAATGCGCCGCTCCCGGTCGCCGTCGCGGTCTGCGCGCTGATGCTGATGGCCGTGGTGCTGATCGCCTGCGAGTTCTCGATCATGTCCGTAGCGAGCAGGCGCAGGGCGTCGGTGGCGTTGTTGACCTCGCGCAGCCCCTCGCTCACGGTGCGGATGATCGTCCGCTCCATGCCGTCGCGCACGTAGGTCTGCAGCGTCCGGGCCATCCCGTCGGCGAGCGCCTCGCTGTCCTCGGAGGCGATCGGGCCGACGTACTCCTCGCGGTCGATAGTCGTGGCGGTGTAGGCCGCGCGGACCTCGTTGATGTTCGTGAGCGTCGAGCCCTGCTGGCTGCGCAGGTCGACGCCGACGCCGATGAGCTTGCCAAGGCGGACCTGCAGAGAGGACGTGGTGCTTGTGTAGTCGATAGCCATGTCAATTGAAGGGTAGGGCGCGATTCAAGGCTTCCCTTCGCGCCTTGCAGCCGCAGGGACGCCTTGGCGTCGTTGGCAGGCTCACCGGGTCGGTATGGCGACGAGGGCGCCACAGAGCCTCTACGCGCCCCGCAAGGCGCTCCGCAATGTCGAGGCGCCCGAGGAACAGAATGCGCACGATGCGGTGAATCAGATCGCCAAGCCCGCGCATCCGGTCTGGCTTCGGGAGTGGCAGGTCAATCGCCACCAGAGGAGTCCGCCACCTGCACCTCGAGCATTGCGCAATGCCAGCCTCATGCCCGAGCCCACATGACATCCGCTGCCCATCCGTCCGGTAGGAGCCGCAGTTCACGACCGCAACAGTTCCCTCGCCTGTCGGGAATGCGCACAGCACGGGCGGCGAATGCGCTACCCGCGCGTGACGGTCGCCGTCAGGCTTGTGTTGAACGTCTGGCTGATGACCCTGCATTCGTTCGCATCCGTGAAAGTGAAGTCTGCAGGGTCGCCATCCACGCGCGTGTAGATCCCTACTGGTCCTTCAGAATAGTCGCAGCATGGCTTGACGTAGGTAATGCCGCTCGACGTGACGTTTCCTCCGGCTGGGCATTCGACCCGCACCTGCAGGTTGACGGTCAGCTCAAACCTGCAGAAGGTGGAGTCTGTCGGGTTCGGACCGCATGGGCGCGAATAGCCGAAGCCGCACAGGAAGTTGATTGTCGCTGATTTCGTGACGATCATCGCCCTCGAGGCGTACTGCCTGTAGGAGTTGACCCACTGGTTCGGCTGGCACTCGATGCATCGGGAACTCTCGTTTCGGTCCTCAAAGTCATCGGCGCAGATGTATGGCGGCCTGACCTGAACCGTGTACGGCTTCTCGCAGCACTCAAGGTTGAACTGGCCTCCGCAAGGCGTGGTCGGTGCGCATGGCACGCTTGTGTCGTTGCAGCTGCGGCAGCAGCACCGCTCGAAGCCACGGCAAGTGCCTGCAGACTGCGACCCTCCGCCTGCAGTCGTAGGCACTCGGGTTAGCCAAGAGATCCCGCCAGCCTGCTTCTCAAGTAACAGGTTGTTCGCTTGGGCGGTCAAGGTTGCGCTCGCGCCTGTACATTGACCATCGCAATCCTGCAGGTACACGATCGACCTCATGTACTGGATCGACATCTCCGCATTCAGTTCATCGAAGTCATCGACGGCCTGCAGGTACGCGGTCGCCTCCGTCTGCCTGCATCCGAGTGACGGCATTGGCGCGCAGCAGCAGCCCGAGGACTGCGCTGCCGCCACGATCCCGCTCATGGGAAGGTCACGCCGTAGATCGCGACCGACACGTCGCCGCCTCCAATGTAGATCGACTCGCCCGGCGACACGGGCAGCGGGTGCGTCAGGAACTCGCTCGCGCTCTTGCTGCTGACGGAGAAGTCGTGCGCGATCGCCTGATTCGTGTTGATCGTCGTCTCGCCCATGTGCA